GAATCGCGCACTAGGTGAGATATCTCACCCAGAGCAACGCCCAGACGCAAGCCCACAATTCGCCAGCCACTTGATTACAGAGCTGCAATTCCGTGGGAATGATGTATACGGAAAAGCCCGCATCATTGAAAATGCCAACGGACAGATATTAAAAGGTCTCCTAGCATCTGGCGTTCAGATGGGAGTATCCACTCGTGGACTGGGAACAGTCACCGAGTCCAACACTGGCGTTAATATGGTAGATGATGGCTATGTCATCACCGCGATCGATGCTGTTGTTGACCCAAGCGGTATCGACTGTTTTGTCGATGCTATCAATGAATCCAGAGAGTGGCTAGTTACAGATGACGGCAAGATCATCGAGCGTACACAGCGTGCGCTAGCGAGTGGCAAACTGACTGAGTCTAAAAAGATTGCGTTATTCGCAGATTTTATTAGATCTTTGTAAATAAGAAGAGGTAACTATGACAGAAAAAAACAAACGCATCCTTTCAGAGATCAGAGCCCAAATGGCAGAGCTAGAAGCCATGTCTGAGAAAAACTTAGAAATTGAGCTTGGTGCTGAATATGATGAACTGAAAAAGACTCTGGACAAGAAGAAAGAAGATGAATCCAAAGCTGGGGTAGCTACCGCGGAAGAAGATGGACAGAATCTATTCTCTGATAGTGACCTGGAAGATGTAGCAGCAGAGCAAGAAGACAAAGCTGCTACCGAAGATGATACTCCAGTCGATCCGGTGGATACAGAAGCATCAGAGACTGATCCCGAGGCTGAAGTGTCCACAGAAGATGCGGAAGTATCCACAGAAGATGCGGACCCAGTTGAAGCGGATGATGAAGAAGATTCAATTGAAAATATTGCAGCAAGACGAAAACAAAAGATGACAAAAACTACAAAAGAAGAAAGCGTTGACAGTGCATTTGTTGGGTCTGAACTATCAGAATCAGCAAAGATCAAGCTACGCGCTGCAGTGAATGCAAAAATAAATGAAAAGACAAGAATTCTTGAAGCACAGTTGAAAAAGACTGAGCTTCAAACTCGCCATAGACTTCGTGCTATGGAAGAAAAGGTTCTGGTAGAGGCTAAAAAGGTTGATGAGTATGCGAAATATCTGAAACTTGTTTCAGAATCTAGCAATGTGAAAAAGGCCAACACAGAACAAACTCCTAAGGCAATTGTGAAAAATGCAAGGATCGATGAACTTCGGGCCATCGAGAGACGCGCTATTCGTAACAAGGTGCTGCAGGAGCGTAGACAGGAACTGAGAGAGTCCACAAAACGAAAAGCCATAACTGAAAAGTTAGGAAAGGCAATCTCCCTATCGGAAGAAAAAGCTCGTCGAGTGGTAGCGGGTACAGAAATCAGAAAGAAAATTAAAATTGATGAAGCGGATAACACGCTGCGCAAACGCATTGCTGAACGCCGAGAAAAATTTCTGAACGAAAACCGCAACAATTCAACAGCACTGTTGTCCGAGGCTGATACACTGCTCACAGCAGCAGCAGAAACAGCACCAGCATATACAGACGCACTGTTGAATAGTATCACTTTCTTAGATCGTATCTCCAACTAGTAATCTTATCAACCTTAAAAGGAAAATATATGACAAATCAAGTCATTTCGACTCAGGAACTCCTGAAAAAATGGGCTCCTATTCTAGAGCACAAATCTATGCCAGCGATTCAAGACGGTCAGCGTAAAGCCGACGTTGCGATGCTGTTGGAAAACCAAGCTCGTGAAGGTGGTCTTCGTGCCAACCTGATGAACGAGAATGCCGGTAACAACATGGCAGCTGGTACCTCAAACGCTGGCTCAAACGCTGGATACGATCCAGTATTGATCAGCATCATCCGCCGTGCTGCTCCACAAATGATTGCCTACGACGTTATGGGCGTTCAAGCAATGCCTCAACCAACTGGTCTCATCTTCGCTATGCGCGCGCGCTATGGTAAAGATGGTGGTGTTAGCTATGGTGATGAAGCCCTGTTCAACTCTATCAAAAGTGGCTTCTCTGGCGCAGGTCTTGACACTGGTAGTAATCAGCCATTGACTTACACGGCTTCTCCAGCAGGGGTTGCAGAAAATCCAACACCTTATGCAACTGGTACTGGTATGACAACTGGTGCAGCAGAGGTTCTTGGTAATGCAGGAACTCCATTTGCTGAAATGAGCTTCTCATTCGATCGTGTGACGGTTACGGCCAACACTCGTAAATTGAAAGCTAGCTACTCTATCGAACTTGCACAAGACTTGAAAGCTCTTCACGGTCTTGACGCTGAAGGTGAATTGAGCACAATCCTTTCACGCGAAATCACTTCTGAAGTGAACCGTGAAGTATTGGGTTCGATCTACAAAGATGCGGTTATCGGTGCTAGCACCACAACCGTTCCTGGTCTATTCGACTTGGATGTTGACTCTTCAGGCCGCTGGTCAGTTGAGAAATTCAAGGGTCTGATGTTCCAAATCGAACGCGAAGCCAATGCAATCTACATGGATACCCGTCTCGGAAAAGGTAACATCGTTATCTGCTCTGCTGACGTAGCATCTGCTCTGAGCATGGCTGGTCTGTTGGATTACAACTCTGCAATGAGCGGTAAAGAACAACTGAATACTGATGTGGCTGCCCACGGCACTTACGCTGGTGTCCTGAACGGTCGCTACAAAGTGTATATCGATCCTTACCTCAGCACTGCTGGCGACAAGCATGTAGTGGTTGTAGGCTACAAAGGTGGCAACCGCTTTGATGCTGGTAAATTCTACTGCCCATACGTACAGCTGCAAGCTTTGCGTGGTGGTATTGATCCAGCTACAATGCAGCCAGTTATCGGTTACCAAACTCGCTACGGTTTGCAAGACAACCCATTCGCGAGAAACGGTGCTGGTAAAAACGTTTACTACCGTAAATTCTTGGTTGGCAACTTGCTAACTTCGTGATCGACCTGAAAGTAGCCCTCCACAGAGAGGGCGCTTCATGTGCCTATTGGCATACTTTAAGGGACCTTCGGGTCCCTTTTTTGCGCCTGTATTAAATACTACACAACACCACTGGAGCGAGAAAAGAATGATTAAGAAGAAACCTTATAACACTGGCGACCTAGCAGAGAGCGTCTTTGCCTGTGGCGTGGTAGCAAAATTCCTAGCCATGCGCACAGGGCGAGCAGTGGTCGTGGAGGATATCTTCGAGGTTATTGCCACAGTCTGTGGCAAGTCATCAACTACCATTCTCAAAGAGAAGGCCGCAGCACCAAACCAGACAGTCAAGTACAACCACACCTGGGAAATACAAAGCGAGTCCACCGGTGCTGTGCTAGTCCACATGGACCTGCATCTGAATATGGCGCAATCCAACAACGCTGTGTTCCGACAATTCAAACATGCAGCAGAAACCTTTGGCGATGCATCCCTAGAGCGTGTGTTAGTAGGAACCATTGAGTATGTAAACTCTGCGCCAGAACTGAATCGAGAAGTCGGGCTCTATGTCAAGCGAGCACTGTCTGAAAAGAAGGAAGCAGAATTTGCAAAGATCATCATCGACTCTGACGGAATCTCTTGGGGTAAGACCGAAAAGGCTGATGTGAAAATCTCTGCAATCTTCACACCGGATGAAGGTGAAGACGAGACAATCGAGAAGAACATATCTCTTAAAACCTCCGGCATCAAACAGATTGCACAGTATGCAGGTGGCGCTGGCAGCGGGGCGCTGAAGTCTCTAGCTAGCTCACTAGGAGTTCCAAGTGCTGGTGATTCGCTCAAGCACTCAAAGACCATGCAGACCGAGGACTATATCAGCAGCATTGTAACCGGTACATACAAATCCATAGCAGCTGGGTTCAATAAAGCCCCAGACGGAACAACCAAGGCAAACAGTGCAGCAAAGTCCATCCTGAAATTTATGGCAGGCGGAACAGATGAAAAAGAATTCACACTCCTGAACCTGGATGGCGTTAGCACCAAAGTGATAGAGAAAAACAACTTCAACATTGAAATCCTCTCTACTGCGAAGATGCGATACACCGGAGCCGACATCGAGCCGTCTATTCATATGGGCGATAGTGGCTTGGATGAGGCTAAGACTAGCACAGGAACAATGCAGGCCAGCCTATACCACACTCCAGATAGCTTGGCATATAGTGTGCGAGTAGCTGCTCCGAAACTAGAGATGACGGTCGAGATAAATGGCAAGGTAGTACCCATCCTAGCTATTCGATCGAAGGCTGAGTTCTCCTCTAAGCGAGTCTCTGCTCTAGATGGTATGCTGACGCTAAGTTACGGCGCGGACGAGATCACGCTGCCAGAGGGAACGAAGTCGTATGGAGCGTATATACGGAACTATGTAGAGATTGTTCCCAACAATTTCTCAAAATTGTTTGAGCCAACCAATAAGGAATAAGCATGATACCAGCTAGCTGCCCGTCACCAGGAGTCTTAGACCCGTTGCGTGTCAATGGGTTCAAGTTTAACATTGCAAAGCTACCGGAGATTACATACTTCATCTCCCGCGCGGCTATACCCAGCATCTCAATTCCTAGCGGAACCACCAATACCCCACTGAGTGACATAAAGCATCCAGGTGACAAGCTAGACTATGCTCCGTTTACTATTGAGTTCCAAGTAGACGAGCAGATGCGCAACTGGAATGTGATCTACTTCTGGATGCTGGGTCTTGGGTTCCCAGAGGACCACGCACAATATGAGCGCTGGTTGAACTTGGATCGAAATCAGCTCGGTAGAAATCCAGCAGCCAAGCAAGTATCAGATGCATATCTCATGCCACTGAGTTCTTCAATGCAACCGCTGCAGACCTTTACCTTTGTCGACCTGTTCCCCACATCCCTATCTGGTCCTGACTTCGATGCAACTGATACGGACAACTCCATTGCAAAGGCGTCCGCCACATTTGACTATTCTTACATAAAGACATCGTCTCCGTGGATTGAGTAAGAGTTGCAGAGGAATACATACCACCGCCATCTCCTCCCCCTTAAAGAAATTATACCATACTTTCTAAAATCCGAGGTCTTCAGCTCTCGAGAGCAGATAAATAGATCTATACTATGATGGAATGATTGGTGAAATTATGCGAACTCTCGAGATACTTAAAGCTGCATGGGCTACGGACTGCCAGATCGATGAGCTGAATCTCCAAACCGCGGTCTCTAGAACCCCAATACTACATTCGGCCTACTTGGACGACTTAGTTCAGTACAAGCTCCGCCTGACTAAGATCGAGCATGACCAGTTTGAGTACAAGGCTAGACGCAGCCGATACTACCGCGGCGAGATGACTAAGGAAGAGTTGCTAGAATTCGGCTGGCCGCAATGGCAACACCGAACACTCAAGGCAGATATCGAGGCTCTCATCTATGCAGAGTCGGACTTTCAGAAGCTCATGGCCAGAGAATCCTACATCCGCACTAGCATCTACTTTCTAGAGTCAGTGCTACAAGAAATCCGCGCCCGCAGCTTCCACTGCAAGAACCTTATCGAGTGGCTGAAATATCGAGCAGGTGCGTGATATGACAGACCTAGTAAAAATAAAAGTCTTCAACTCATCACACCTCCGCGTTGAGGCTAGTCATGAGGTGCAGAAGCACATCTCAGACTTCTTCACATTCTTCTCACCAGGATACAAGTTTTCCCCAAAATACAAGGCTGGCATCTGGGATGGCAAGATCCGCGTGTACAATATGGTCAGCAAACTTTTGCCGCTGGGGTTGCTAGCAACGCTGATGCGGTTCTGTACCAAGTCTGGCTACACCCTAGAGGTCGATCCAGGACTAAATCCCTATCACAACTTAGACTTGGCGCATCTCGACGAGTTCATTGCTAGTCTAAATCTCCATGCCCGTGGCAAGCCAATTGAGATAAAACAGCACCAGCTCGATGCAGTCAGAACCGCACTGCGCAAGCGTCGCAGCCTGTTACTGAGCCCGACTAGCAGCGGTAAATCTCTAATTTTGTATATATACATTAGATATCAGATTGAGCACTTCGGCCACAACGCAGTTCTCATGGTCCCCACTACGCAGCTAGTTGAGCAGATGTTCGAGGACTTTAAAGAATACTCCTCTGGAAACGATTGGAATGTCGAGGACAATGTTACTAAGATCTATAGTGGCCAAGAGAAACGCTTAGATCGGCGTCTAATCATCTCAACTTGGCAATCGATATATGCCATAGCAAAACGCAATAAGAGCCTCCTAGACGATCTAGTCGAACAGACACAGGTCCTATGCTGTGATGAGGCTCACCAGTACAAGGCTGCGGAGATCATGGACCTCTGTGCGCAGTTCAAAAACTCTCCACGGAAGCTAGGCGTGACTGGCACTATCGATGACGCGAAGATCAATGTCTTGCAGCTCACCGGCCTCTTTTCCGAGCCCTATACGGTAACAACTACCAAGGCGTTGATGGAGTTGGGAAT